ATATTCCACAGAGTGATGAGTACTCACATGCCGTAGACGTTTTAGCGTATGTAGATTCGGAGGTTTGCTGGGAGTTGAATGTCTATGATGAGATATGCGATGCAATGGCAGCGGCAGCCAAAGAGACTGGCGCGTCAATTAAGTGGGGTGCAGCTTGGAGCGAGGGTGATATTCGCACATATAAAGGCTCGGCTGAAGATGCTATGAACGCTTACATTGACCTTCGCAGATCGGAAGGTCGTCGTCCTTTTCTTGATGGCCCTCACTTTGAATTGATGGCCTAAGCTTAGGGCGTATTGATTGAGAGATACGCCCAGTATCTATGCAGAATAAGTCAGCACCGAGTGCATTAGATAGCGGTTCGTTTGCGCGGATCGCTATTTGACATTGCTCTGAGTTTTCCAGCAGTAAGCTGCGTTCAATGGGGCGTCCTTGGAGCGTGTAAGATATTAGAAATATGTAGAAAGTTTCCATTGCCTCTGTCTTTCATTTTGATAGATTGTCGCAGTGGGCAGTGGCGTCCAAGCCAGCAGCTATTAGTCCGACCATTCACATAGCACTGCCCACACGATTACATGCCCATCTCTGAGTGTTGAACAAACTTATCGTCAAGCACTACACTCTCACGCGGTAAGCGATAACGATACATGCAGTTGCGAATAGCTAAGACATCTTTGTCTAAGACATCTGCAATCTGCTCATCGGTTAGTCCATAGTTCAGCATTTTGTTTACTTTCATTGCTTGTGGGCTGATCTTTACTTCTGTTTTTTTCTTTTTCTTTTCTTTGCCGCGAGCAAGCGCAATCTCTTGGCACTTCTTACTGCGCTCCATCACTCTACCAGTATTGCTGGTGTCGATTTGTTTTTCTTGTTTAAGAGCTTTAAGCTTCATCATCATGGCGATCTCTTCTTGGCTTGGTGATCTGCCGAATGCTCTCTTAAAATTATCAAGTGTGATTTCTACGTTCACTACATTTACCATTAGATATTGTACCCCTTTTTGCGCAGCTCTGAAACATACCGCTTTAGTTCTTGTTGTGCTGCATAGATTTCATTGTTGATGGTTGGTCTTGCGTCTGTGCGGTAACGCTCATCTTGCAATCTATCTACCTGTCGACGCAAGTATTTTAAGATGTGTTCTTCGGCTGGGTTTAGTTTTGTCATTGACTGCTCCTATAAAAAAGGCCAGCCCAAGGGCTGACCAGTTGGTGAGGGCTGAGGCTATAGGCTACGACAAGCAGTGTACCCTCACAGAGAACATCTCTATTTAAAACGGTATTTCATCATCGTTCAAGTTAGAAGGTGCAGGGTCTGGTGCCTTGTTGCCTTGCATTTTTTCACTGATGTTCATTGAGATATATGGCGCACCGTCCTTCATCTTTTTCCAACCTGCAATGCGTAGGTTGTCACCCATTGGGCCTGAGAAGTCTGGAGCATTGTCGTTGCCGTTCTTTTCGTTGTCGAACATTACGCCAAGTTTACCGTAAACCTCGATGACTTTACGTCCGTCTTTGGTTTCGTCTTTAACTAAGACAACTTTGTGATCTGTATAATCTACATTTAGTTTGCCTTGTAAGATTAGCTGTTGGGTGGAGAACGGTGTCCATGCTGCACCACGGTTGCTATCGTCATAATCTGCCATGCTTCTGGCTCCTTTTGCTAAAGTTAAGTAGGGGGGCTTTACAGACCCGATGTGCTAAAACACTTCCCCCCCATGCGGGTGCAAACAAATCAAGAATAAACATGGAGGCCGTTCTTGATTCGCCTCTGTTCTTACCAAGCGTTCTTACGCTCTGTTTTAGGCGCTTGCGCGGCTGATGTGGGGGAGCCGCTTGCGCCATTGCCATCGTCGTCCTCGGCAGGGAGGTTCAACAAACTCATAATCCCATAGCGGCGCGCATAAGTAATCGCGCTACCGAGTCCCTGCATATCTTGCTTACCGAGTACAAGCGGTACGTCTGAGCGTAGTTCCCACTCTGGGTTGTCTTCGTGTCGTAGGATGGTGCTTACTGCGGGTCGCCCTTCGTTTGGATTTGTGATGCATTGGGTTAGAAAGAAGCCGTGGTTGGCGAGTGGCTGTGTTACTGCTTCGATGCACCCTTCGAGCGTGACGTACTTGCTGCGGAAGTGTGGGTTGGTGCCTTCTTTCTTTGGCGGTTCGATTGCTGTCCGCGCTTTGATGAGCTGGCTGATTACATTCTTAGTCATTGGTGTTCTCCTTTGTTTTTTCTTCAAGGAACTCGTATGATCCTTGACCGAATCCAACGATGGTTGTGAACTTTGCTTTTGCAAATTTTATTAATTCTTCTTCAGGTTTTTCATTGGCCATTATTTCAAACAAAGCTGTGTTTGCTTCGTGAATGGTTTTTATCATTCCCATTGCCAATGCGTATCGTAAGTTGCTGTCATTCATCGCTTTACAATCCTTAATGATCCGCGTTTGTCTCTACGGATGGTGAGCTGATCACAGTAAACCTCTCTCTCATTATCTGCGACCATGGCTTTAAGGTCTTTCTTTGCATTCTCGAATACTCGGTTATGCTCATACCCATTAATGTACGTGATCGCTGCATCGACGAACGCATTATCGCGTGACGCGTCTCGCATGACCATTTCGTCCACTGCAATACTGTTCTGATCGAGTACTGGTGTACTGACACCGACTGGTTCTTCATCTCTTTGAACGTAACCCCAGAAGTCTGATACCACTGCCCACATAGAATTGAAGTAGTCTTCGTCCCTCTTGACATGCACACTGTCCCATTCGCTGTTGCCAAAGATTACCGATAAGTAAGCGCCATCGACATCTGCGATGTGCATATAGAGCTGTAGCTGCGGCATGTAATACTCGATTACATTGCTCATTTTGTTGAAGCTATTAGTGTGCTTGCACTCTACGATGTTGCGATCAAGCATACCGTCAACAGTACCAACAACAGGTATTCCTCCCACATCTGCTTTGAACTCCGTTTGCTGGCCAGTGACAATGACATTACGTTCTACCTCGAACCACATTATGTTGAAGTTTTCAGTCCACATGCCCATTCGTACTGCAAGATTGCGTGACAAGTCTTCGGGTTCTTCTCGACCTGTTTTTACTTTCCATAGTTCTAGCCAGTTGCCCTGCATAATCTTTACGCAGTCACTACCTCCTATGAATCCTTTTCGATTCATTACAAACACTGTGTTCTCCTTTGTTTATAGTAACTTACATACTGCATATGTGCAGCAATGTCAACCAGTATACTTAGCAAAATCAGCTTCTGTTAGGTCAGTTTCTTCGAGTAGCTGTTGTTTAAGTCTGCCAGTTAGATACATGTCGCCAACAGGTTCACCGTTTTTGATGCGGCGAGCATTGATGTCGAGAGGCGAGCGCTTAGTTACAAGCGCTGCTTTCATTTCTTTACGCGCAGTAGGTGACATGCTGGCACGTTGAATACGTGCGTCCCAAGAATCGCTCATTGATTACTCCGATAATAATATGTGACGCGCTTACCGTCGATTTCTCGTACATACTTATCGACAGGGTAGCCTTCTTGCTTAATGTCATAGACACGCGCAGCCAGTCGCATTGAGCCAAGCCACTTGAGTGCATCAAGGGCTGTAATGTGCGTCCCTTGATTAAGTATCGTCTTCAGCATCTTGTTTTGTGATTCCATAGCCGTTCTCCAATAGCTCTTGAAATTGATCTAAGGTCATTATGACCAGTGATTGCGGACTTCCTGTCCGTCTTTTGTAGAAAGCAATGTCTCTGCCTTCTAAAACTTTATAGGGGCTGGGGAAGTTAGACTTGTCCCGATACTTTACTTCTCCCACCAATTTTTTTCCGTTGAGGTATAAGTGGATGTCGCCTGAATACTCTCCTCCCAAGCTGCCACTGAGCGGGACGCGTTTCGCTTCGATGTTTGCTTCGATTTGGTTGAGCTTTTCGACAAACCATTTTTCGTGGTAAGTTCCTTTGTTTTTGTTACGGTTTGCCATTTGTTTTCCTCATAACATTGAAGACATACATACCAGTGCTTTTCCATTGTCAGCATGTGATCGTTTCGCAGTATAGCTACAAAGTTTTGAGACTTTGTTTCACATGAAACACAGAAGACGTAGTGAGCCTTCTTCATTTGTATCTAATAATTCTGCGATCTATATGCTCATTGTTTTGAGCTAAACGCTCAAGACGTTCTTTGTATTTACGCCGTTTTACATGCTCATCGACAGCATCATAAAGCTTCTTTGCTGTTTCATATCGTAGCTCAGAAGTCTCATTGATTGTTCGATAGTATGTAGAAGTGGGTAAGTCAGCGACCCTAAAGAGTTCTTTTAGCTCTAAGTTGCGGGACGCTGCGTGTTCTTTGATTGTTTCGAGATAGCTTTTCATAAGCTGCATACTTGCAGCTAGAAATCTATTTCGTCAACCTCTGTTTCACCAGAACCGTGACAAGCCCAGCATTCTCTGGTGTATTCCTCTAGGCTTGGCGGGGTATCGCGTGATACCCATGGCTCTGGTCGTTCGTATGTTAGAGTGCCATCGCCAAGGCATTCTGGACAATGAGTAGTTTCAGTACGGTATTTCATCATCGATGGTGATGTCATGTGATTTCTCCCAAGCTTCAATTGCACGGCGTAAGAACTTTTCTTTGTTGAAACGTGGGTTCATTGCTTCAAGTTCGTCAGCCATGCGTTCAATAATTATTGGCGATCCGACCAAGGGGGCGACTGAATCAGCCACCCACTCGAAATGTTTGCGTGTCATCATCCGATTCTCCATACTCGACGTTTATTATCAACAGCTCTGCTTGTTATTTTTATGCCCATTTTACGAGCTGCTAAATTCAGCCCAGCATACTGAGAAGTAGTTAAAAGAATGCTATCACCTATTTGCATTTGTTTTAGTAAAGGTGGATATAATTCTTTTGGTCCTGTATTTTTTTCAGGAATTGGTATGTTCTTTTCGATTTTCATGAGAAACTCCATTCTTTGCTGCGCATTGCTGATGCAATGGCTGATTCACGATTGTATCTGGCAGTGTGCGGTGTCCGTAGGTCTTGGGTGTGTGTCGCCCAATACGTTAGGCAGTTATACAGCGCCCATTTGTTATGCCCGAGTGCTGACGCTTCGTTAGACCATATAGAGAGTAGGTTTTCTAATTGCTTCTCGTTGGTCTTGGTGACTTGCTGCTGGCGTGTGAATGCCTTGGCAACAGTACGTTTGAAGAATGTCTCAGCCATGTCATTAGTTACTTTTGTATGCATCCAGTCTTGCCATACATATTTTTGATCAAAGAAATGACGTAAACCATTAGTTATTTTAGCTGCACTGCCTTCGACATTGATAGAAGCTGTATGTTTGTAACGAGTTCTGGCTATTGCATCAGGTGTTGTGCAACCGTTTTTACACCACAACCTGAAAGCATCTGCTACCTGAGAGAAGGGCCAAGATGCATCGTAACTATTAAAAAAGTTCATTCTGTATTTTACATAGTCACCTACGTTGGGCTCAATAGTTAGGTCATTAAAAAGTATTTGACCGCGCAGTTTGCGACCATCATCTAATACTTCTA